TTCACACAAATGTGAAAGACGCTCTTTCAAATATGCAAAATAATTTTATTATATATAGATATTCATTTAATAATGCTTCTCGAAATGTTGATTCAATTAACATATATAATAAAAATACTGAAACAGAGTCAGAAGTAGAGTTAACATACGAATTTGGTAAAAAAGTTGGACAATCAGTTAATAATGAAATAAAATTTAATACATTTCAAAAAATATTTAGAGATAAGTTACTTGAAAAAAATAAATTAAATAAACAACTTATAGCGAACACAAATTATAATTTTCAATTAGGATTTCTTAAAGGTATTCTAGAAGATAATACAATTCCAAATAATTTTAATGTTTATAGCATAAGTCTTCTTCTCAATTTATTAGAAGCGAGTTACAGTATTCGTAAATCAGATGGTTTATTTTTAGTGCGTTTCAAATTTTCACCATATCACTATAAAATTTTAAAAGAAGATGCCCAAATTATTAGCGATTTTAAATACAATTTTAGAAAATTCAGATACTATATAGATTATAAAAATAAACGAATTTTTAGTTCATTTAATCCAAATATTTTAAATAATATTGACGAAAAGGATTTATTTAATAGTAAGATAGAATTGATTCCATGTACTGATCTAATTTTTGAAAAAATAGAAGCTGTTAATGAAGATAAAGAAATGTTTGATTTAATAATGGATGTTCCAATCCAAGATGGTAGTTTTTTACATAATTTTTCTTTGGATGGTATGCCGTTTGTGCATAATTCAGACGGAGATCAAGTTGGAGTTTTTGGAATTTTTACAAAAGAAGCTGCTCAAGATGCAGATAAAAATTTTAGTCCACATAACAAAACAAAATTCAAACACACAGGAAATTTATCTATTCATAATTGGGGTGTGAAAACAGACTCACAACTAGGGCTATATAACGCCACTAAATAGGCATAAATAGAAAGAATTTTAATTTTTCAAATCATCGAATGCCTCATATAAATAGTTCAGGAAAACGCAGTTATGCCACCATTGACTCAAAACGAAGTAATAAAAAGATTTAAAAAAATTCATAATAATAAATATGATTATTCCAAAACAATATATACAAAAGCAAGTGAAAAAGTAAAAATTATCTGTTACGAACATGGCGATTTTTATCAAGTAGCTGAAAGACATTGGAAAGGAAGAGGCTGTCCAAAATGTGCAGGAAATAAAAAATTAACAACAGAAGAAATTATTGAAAAATTTAATACTATTCATAAATATAAATATGATTATTCAAAAGTTAAATACATAAATAGAAATACAAAAGTTGAAATAATTTGTCCTGTTCATGGGAGTTTTTTTCAAACTCCTGGAAATCATCTATCTCGGCAAAATTGCCCTAAATGTTCGAAACCAGAAAAAGTTAAAAAAAATAAATATACAAATCAAACAATTATTGAAAAATTTAATAGTGTTCATAATAAATATAATTATTCAAAAGTCGATTATACTAATCTTGCAACTCCTGTTGAAATTATATGTCCTATTCATGGAAGTTTTTTTCAAAGACCTGATGTTCATCAAAGAGGTTTTGGATGTCCTGAATGTTCAGGATGCGTTAAAAATAATCAAGAAGAAATTATTGAAAAATTTAATACTATTCATAAATATAAATATGATTATTCAAAAGTTAAATATATAAATAGAAATACTAAAGTTGAAATAATTTGTCCTGTTCATGGGAGTTTTTTTCAAACTCCTGGAAATCATTTTGACTATGGATGCCTGAAATGCTCAGGAAAAAATTCATTAACACGTGAAGAATTTTTTAAATTATCAAAGAAAAAACATATCAATTTTGATTATTCAAAAGTTAAATACATAAATAGAAATACAAAAGTTGAAATAATTTGTCCTGTTCATGGGAGTTTTTTTCAAACTCCTGATAACCATCTAAAATCAGTGTTTTGTTGCCCAGAATGTTCACTGGAACATTCAAGAAGTTATGGGGAAATATTAGTAAAAAAATATCTGGACAATAACAATATTTCTTATAAAGAACAGTATTCATTTAAGAACTGCAGAGATAAAAATAGATTAACTTTTGATTTTTATTTACCAGATTATGATGTTTTAATAGAGTATGATGGAGAACAACACTTCCAAAAAATAGATTTTTTTGGAGGAGAAGAAAAATTTAAAAAACAACAAAAAAGAGATCAAATAAAAAACAATTATTGTAAAACAAACAATATAGATATTATTAGAATACCATATATTTTTAAAAATTATATCGATGAAATTTTAAGATTCAAAATAAATAAAAATAAAAAATGTTAAAAGGAAGGATACAAAAAATGTCAACAGCATTAAATCTACTAGATCAGAGCCAAATAAGAGATTATTGGAAAAATATATTTAAAACAGATGAGCTAAATGCAGATGAAACAGCTAGAGTTGTTTTTCAAGCAAATGTTAAACCGGAGTATAGAGGAAAATATGAAAATATAAAAGACTTCCAAATAACAGATAATAAACAGTTAAAAAATGCAACAGATATAATACAATATATGGATAGAAAAATTCAGGAAAATGTCCATCATAATTGTGGTATCTCAATATCTTCTGGAATATTTACATATGATCCAAATAACCTTAATGAAAAAGGCAACGTTGTAGCACCAAGTATAAACACTTTCAAAAGACTTCGCACAGTTGTTCTTGATATTGATGCACATATAAAAAACTCAAAAGAACGCTTTCATGTATACACATTAGATAATAAGTATATACAATTATTAATAGTAAGAAGTTATCTTGAATTACATAAATATTTTAGCCAATATAATATAAAATTAGCTTCTCCAATATTTTCTATCGTTTCCGGTGGAGGTATACAAATAGCTTTTGAGTTTAATGATGATTTGTATTCTGAAGATGCTAAATTAATTTTTAATAGGCTTGGTGAAATAATAGGTGGTAAAAAATTCGATGTTCTTATAAAAGATTTAATGGGAAATTTCACACCTATTGAAATGGAAATCGATAGCACATTTAAAGATATTTCTCATACACAAAGATTAGCCGGAGTTTATAATAATAAATATAATTATATGGCTTCTTTTATAACACAAAAAAATGAAGGAATCTTTAATTTTTATAATCAAGAAGAATTAAAAAATACACTTACTGGTTTAATTACAGAAATAGATCAAGAAATCTTAGCAACAGCATACACAGATGTTCAGAAGAAAAATTTTGAAGAGTATTATACAAAAATAACTAAAAGTTTTCACAAAATATCAGTTGAGACAAATAAATTTCTTGATAAAACAGAATTAAGTGAAGATGCTAGAATTGCGAAAGCACAAAATCAAAATAATTTAAATATTGTTAATACATCTCCTTTAGAATATGAACTAGTTCAGAATCTAAAAAATCTTATTGAAAATGGAGGGTTTTCGTTAAATCAATTATTTCCAGATATTATTTTTGAAAATCATGGTAGTTATTGGAAAATTTTATGTCCTTTTCATGAAGAATCAAAAGCAAGTATGGCAGTTTATAGAAATTCTCTAAAATTTCAAGATTTTCATGATAATGAATCATATAATATTGTAGATATTTATATGAAATTATATGATGTTAATAAAGGTGACGCAATAAATAAAATTGCAGATATTGCTGGTATTAAGTTTAAGAAAAGCGATAGAAAAGATTTTGAAAAAATGGAAATGGATGAGTTAATAGAAACACTCATTGATAAAATAGATGTTGAAAATTATGTCTACTATAGACTTGCTAATAAAAATAGAGCTTGTATTATTAGACATATTGATACAGGAGAAACTTTTTCATTTGATGGAATGCATCTTTTGTCAAATCATGTATTAAGTAATCAATTAAATATTCAAGATATTGATTATGATTTTCAAAAAGAGTTTGCTCGAAAATTTGAAATGAAAATCGTTATTGAAGCATTTGAAGAGTTTCGACCAGGCAAAGATACAGTATTTCAAAGAAACTTTATTAAATTTGTAAATTTATGGGTTCCAAGCAAACATTATACAAACGCAAATATAGCAGCTGATAAATTATCAGAAGACTTTGAAGAAAAATTAAATATTGAAGATACTATTATAATGCTTCGAGAAAAAACTCCTTGGACGTTTAAATATATTCTACAATTGGTACAAAAAGGCGATTTACAATGGTTTATAAACTGGCTTGTGGCAACAGCTAATCATTATGTTTTACCAACCATCCCAGTCTTTTTTGGAGTACCTGGAGCGGGAAAAAATTTATTTGTAAGTACTATAATGGAATGGTTTGTTAACTCGGAATTTACTAAAATTTTAAGCACTGATCGTTTATTAAGTAATTTTAATAGTATTTTAGAAGCTTGTTCATTACTAGTTTTAGATGAAGGAGATTTCAGTACACAAAAAAGTAATGATGCTTTAAAACTTATTTCTGGTTCTGAGAAAATGTTAATTGAGAAAAAAGGTGTTGATACTCAAAGTAAAACAAGAAGCTTTAATATACTAATGTTTAGTAATGGTCAAGTTCCTGCTAGACATCCGAGTACTGATAGAAGAATAGTATATTTTAACTCTGAGATCACATTATTAGAATTAGTAACTAGTTTAGGATTAACGATAGATAAATTTATTGAAAATGTTAAATCGGAACTGGAAACTTTTTGGAGTATTATCTTAAATACGAAATTAAATAAACCAAAAGCTATGACAAATTTAAAAAATGCTACTTTTTGGACACAAATTCTAAAAATGCACCCAGCTGGAGAATTAATCCTGCAAATGTTACGAGGAGAATGGAAAGAAATCGGATTACAATTGAATGAAAATGTTGCGGATTCTTTAATAATGAAGAACAATCTTGAATTACTGGATCAAATCAGATCCCAATTTGAAAGTAAAGCAGGCAGTATTTCATTAACTCTTATAAATAGATATTTAAATAGTCTTAATTATAAAGTAAGTACATCTGTTCAAAGATTTTTAGCAAATAATAATCTAGAATTTTTTGGTATTACTATCGAAATAAAAAATGGGGAAGTTCTTTTAATAATTGATAAATCAAAATTAAATAACTCTTTGGAAATTAATAATCAGATTCTGGAATATGTTCCTGAAATTTCTAAAAAAATTAAAAGAATACAAACAAAAATTAAAAAAATGAATCCTCAAGAGGTTTTAAGTTCAGGAGAAACACAATTAGCAGAAGAAGAAGTAAAATATGCTGAAGAAAATGCAGGAATTAAAATAAAAGAAAATAATATTCCAAATGCACCAAAATTAAAAGAATTTTAAAAAAGTGTATAAATAAAAAATATAGTGACGAGCCTTGGCTCGTCACTATATTTGTCTTTAAATGTCTATTTGTATGAATACTCTACAGAAATTTTTTAGACACTATTCAAAATGAATTTCTTTTTTTATTTGATTTTTTAAAAAAATTAAAAATTCTTTTTCTTGTATCTTATTGCCATTTAAATACCAATATTTATTACCATCGTAATGTACAATAGCTGGACCATCTTCTCGATGACGTTTTCCATTTAAATACCATTCTTTATCACCATTAGCACATTCAACAGCTGGACCATCTTCCCTATGGAATTTTCCATTTATGTACCAATATTTATCTCCATTATCATATTCAATAGCTGGACCATTTTCTCTATGTCGTCTTCCGTTTGCATACCAATATTTATCTCCATTATCATATTCAATAGCTGGTCCATCTTTTCTGTGTAATTTATTATCTATATACCACTCTTTGGCACCATTAGCATATTCAATAGCAGGACCCTCTTCTCTATGACGTCCCCCATTTATATACCACTCTTTGGTACCATTAACATATTCAATAGCTGGTCCATCTTCTCTATGAAGTTCACTATTTTTGTACCATTCTTTGGTACCATTAACATATTCAATAGCTGGTCCATCTTCTCTATGAAGTTCTCCATTTTTATACCATTCTTTATTGCCATTAGCTCTAATAGAAGCTGGTCCATCTTCTCGATGACGTTCTCCATTTTTATACCATTCTTTATTGCCATCATTAGTTTCAATAGTTGGTCCATCTTCTCTATGACGTTTACCTTTTATCCTCCATTCTTTGTCACCATTAGCTCGTTCAATCGCTGGTCCATCTTCTCGATGAAGTTTATCATGCATATACCAATACTTGTCACCATTAGCTCGTTCAATCGCTGGTCCATCTTCTCTATGACGTTTATTATGCATATACCAATACTTGTCACCATTAGCTCGTTCAATCGCTGGTCCATCTTCTCTTTGAAGTTTTCCATTTAAAAACCATACTTTATCACCATTAGCATATTCAATAGCTGGTCCATCTTCTCTATGACGTTCTCCATGTAAATACCATTCTCTATCACTATTAATAAATTCAACAGCAGGTCCATCTTCTCTATGAAGTTCTCCGTTTTCATTCCTATATTCAATGGTTCCGTTTTCAAGAACTGTTTTTATACTTTTCATCAATTTCCTTTTAAATGCTTAATTATTCAAATTGAATTTCTTTTTTAGTTTTATTTTTTAAAAAGTCTAAAAATTCATTTTCAGATATTTTTTCACCATTTAACATCCATTCTTTATCTCTATTAGCTTGTTCAATAGTTGGTCTATCTTCTATTGTATGATTATTATTTACCCACCATTCTTGATACACATTAATAACTTCAATAGTATGTCCATCTTCTAGATGGATTTCTCCATTTTCCTTTCTATAATCAATAGTTTCATCTTCATGAACTGTTTTTATGCTTTTCATCAGTTTCCTTTTAAATGATTAATTATTCAAAATATATTTCTTTTTTTATTTTATTTTTTAAAAAGTCTAAAAATTCATTTTCAGATATTTTTTTACCATTTAAATACCAATATTTAACTCCATTGAATCGTTCGATAGCTGGACCATCTTCTCGATGACGTTTTCCATTTAAATACCATTCCTCATCACCATTAGCTACGATAACTGTTGGACCATCTTCTCTATGACGTTTTCCATTTTTGTACCACACTTTATCACCATTATCATATTCAATAGCTGGTCCATCTTCTCTATGGCGATTATTATTTATAAACCATTCTTTATTACCATTATGGCGCTCGACAGCGGGTCCGTCTTCTCGATGACACTTATTATTCATCCACCATATTTTATCTCCATTTGCCTTTTCGACAGCTGGTCCATCTTCTCGATGACGTCCCCCATTTATATACCATTCCTTATCGCCATTACTGTATTCAATAGCTGGACCATCTTCTCTATGGAGTTTTCCATTTTTGTACCATTCTTTATTTCCATTAGTGTACTCGATAGCTGGTCCATCTTCTCTATGAGGTTCTCCGTTTTCATTCCTATATTCAATGGTTCCGTTTTCAAGAACTGTTTTTATACTTTTCATCAGTTTCCTTTTAAATGCTTAATTATTCAAATTGAATTTCTTTTTTAGTTTTATTTTTTAAAAAGTCTAAAAAATCATTTTCCGATATTTTTTTACCATTTACCCACCATGCTTTATCACCATCAGCATACTCAACAGCTGGACCGTCTTCTCTATGGAGTTTTCCGTTTATATACCATTCTTTATTTCCATTAGCACATTCAACAGCTGGACCATCTTCTCTATGAAGTTCTCCATTTATCCACCATTCTTTAGTACCATTAACACATTCAATAGCTGGACCGTCTTCTCTATGATATCTTCCATTTAAACACCAATATACATCACCATCAGCATACTCAATAGCTGGACCGTCTTCTCTATGGAGTTCTCCATTTATCCACCATTCTTTATCTCCATTATCACTTTCAATAGCTGGACCATCTTCCCTATGAAATTGCAAGTTTTTATTTCTATATTCAATGGTTCCATCTTCTTGAACTGTTTTTATACTTTTCATTATTTTCCTTTTAAAATATTACTCAACTACTCAAAATGAATTTCTTTTTTTATTTTATTTTTTAAAAAGTCTAAAAATTCATTTTTAGATATTTTTTTACCATTTAAGAACCAATATTTATTACCATTAGACAGTTCAACAGCTGGTCCATCTTCTTTATGACGTTTATTATTTAACCACCACTCTTTACCACCATCAGCATATTCGATAGATGGTCCATCTTCTCTATGACGTTCCCCATTTAAACACCATTCTTTATCTCCATTAGCATAATCGATAGCTGGACCATCTTCTCTATGAAGTTTTCCATTTAGCCACCATTCATCTGTCCCATTTGCAAATTTAACAGCTGGTCCATCTTCTCTATGAGGTTTTCCATTTACCCACCATTCAATTGCTCCATTAGGTCGTTCAATAGCTGGTCCATCTTCTCTATGGAGTTTTCCGTTTTCATTTCTATATTCAATAGTTCCATCTTCATGAACTGTTTTTATGCTTTTCATTATTTTTCCTTTTTTAATTTTTAAAAAAAATATTTTCTAGTTAATATTTATAATGATATATATATATTTCCAATTATAATATATCTATATAATAACTAAGTTATTTTAAAGTATTATTTTGTCTTTCGAACCAAGAATTAAATAAAAATACAATAAGGAATTAACATGTCATTTAAATTATTAAATGTTGAAAAATTTTTGAATTCTCCACAATCTGGAGAAAAACCAACAAGACCTATTTCAACAGCAAAAACATTCGTAAATAAAGATGGTTCTCTAGTACCAAATTCAGGAAGTTTTTATGATCCTTCTATTTTTGGATTCAGCTCAAAAGAAATTTTTAATCAATTTGCATACATACAACTAGTTGAACCAGTTTTACATCCATTCATATTTAAAAATATTGGTAAGATCAATGGAATTTTTAAAAAATGTATTTCTAAAAAAATAAATTGTACTATAAAAAATTCAATGCTTGTTGAAGATGAAAAAGGTACTGGTGCTTCTGGAACTGGAATACAATTTATTATTAATAATTTTAATAAAATTAACTTTGAAAATTATAGAACTGAAACAAATTCAGATTTTATAAATATTTTATTAAAAGATAAAGATTTACTAATAATAAAAAAAATACCTGTTTTACCAATAGGTTATAGAAATTATACAGAATCTCATGGTAAATTAGAAGAAGATGATTTAACAAGTATTTATAAAAAAATTGTTAATATTGAAGAGAGCAAAGATTGGGTGAGTGATTCTGATAATCCAATGAATGACATTGTTAAATCTATGTATAAAAATACATCAAAAAAAGAATATATCCAAAGATATATTCTTGAACTTTATGACTATTTTCTTGATAAATTATCAGCAAAAAGTGGGTTTTTTAGAAGTGCCTTATTTGGAAAACGAGTTGATAATGTTGCCAGATATGTTATTAATGCACATCCTGATTTACCTATAGATTGCGCCGCTGTTCCTTGGCAAGGGTTATTGGTAACTTTTGATGTTTTTGTAGCAGCTTATATTAATAAACCATCAAATGAAAATCAGGCAAAACAACTCGGTGTTTTTAATATTGATCTCGATGCTCTTGGTAAAAAATTAGATTATATATTTAGAAATGTTGAAGAATATTTAAATAATAATCCAACACATGAAAAACTTTGGATAGAAGTACTTAATAATATTTTTACTGAAAATCCAGAACTTCGCATAATTGCTAAGCGTGATCCAGGATGGACTCATTTATCTTGGTGGGCTTTTAAACCAGTTATTTTAACTGGAGCACAGTATCAAATGGTTGTTCCTAGTTTTATGTATTCACCTATTGGTGGTGACAGTTTCAAAACAAATTTCATTGTTTCAGAAACAAAAACAAACATCATATATGAAGATAATGATATAAAAATAACAAGTCCTAAAAAAACAAATGAAATTTTTAATATTTATTCATATATTCAATTTTTAGGTTTTGAAAAAAATAATGAAAAAGAAATTAACAAAATCAACAATACACCGATCGATGATAATGCTTTTGAACAGCTTATGTTAAAAAGCGGCATAAAAAAATTATAATTAAAGGAAACTTATGCAAGAATTATACAACGGTAATATATTAATACCTGATGTTTTTGCTCCTCCAAAATGGTTTGAGGACACAAAAAAAATAATAAAAGAACGAGTTCTTATGGATATGAAAAAAACAGGAAAACTCAATAAAAATCTAGTAAAAGATATTTTAGAAGAAATAATAGAACACAAATTTAAAATCAAGTATCCTCTAAATAAAGATAATGTTAATGATTTATTTGATAAATTATATAAAGCCTTTGGTAATGATGTTTTTTTATGGAAATATCAAATTATTTATGAATTTGGTTTCTTTTTAAGTACTTTAAATCCTAGCTCGTTCTCTCCAGAAAGTATGATATTGCCAGAACGATTTAAAAAAGCAAAACTTGAAATAGATAAAGAATTTGAAAAGTCCAAAAAAACAGAAAAAGATATTTTAAAAGCTATTAAAAAACTAGATAAATTAGCAGAAGAAGTTATGGCATATTTCAGACAAAATAATATAGATGTTGTTGATTTAATAGATTCTGGAAGTAAGGGATCTGTTGATGATATCAGAAAGCTTCTTCTTGGTGTTGGGGTTTCTATTAATTCAACAGGCAATATAAATGATTTTATTTTGAGATCACATACTGAAGGATTAACAAAAAAACAATTTTTTAATTATAGTTCACAAGCGATTGTTGCGCTGTATTCAAAATCTCAAAATACAGCAAAACCAGGTTATTTAATTCGTAAACTTTATACAATTATGGACAATCTTGAATTATCAAAACACAAAGACTGTGGTACAAATAGATACTTTAAATTTAAAATCCCAACAGGTAAAGAAGGAGAAAAAATATTAAAAAATCTAAAAGGACGTTATTATAAAAGTTCTTTTAGTTTAGAAAAACTCTCGCAAATACCTAAAGATATAACAGATGTAAAAAATCTTTTGGGTAAAACAATAGAGTTAAGAAGTCCTCTATATTGTAAGGCAAGAGATGGAATTTGTGAAACTTGTTATGGTTCGTTATATGTTGATGAACTTAATCTTAAACCTGGAGATCCTATTGGGAAATTATCAGTGAATTCATTTGCAGAATCATTAGTAAATATTACATTAAAATCATCACATACTGGTCTAAAATTAGATATGGATGAAGTTGATTTAATAAAAGATTTTAAAAAATATGTAAACTAACTAACTTAATTTTAACTTAAACAAATATTAGAATAACATTACATTATAAATGATAGACTGATCGGATATAATCCCTAGTGTTATCTAATAAAGGAGTCTGGTAACGGCTCCTTCCATTTTTGCGTTTGATTTTATTAAATTAAAAAAATAAAATCAAACATAATTATACATAAGGATTAATATGGAAAATATTATAATAGATGACAAAAAAATAATAACAGATAAAACTGAAATAAATAAAGAAATGAATTTAATTCAAAAATATAAAGCTGTTGATTATATGAAAAAACAAGAAGAAGATATTGATTGGAGAACAAGAGAATACCTTAAATGCAAATTATCAGCTTTGTATTTTATTAAAAACTATATAAAAGTTCAAGTTCCAGGGGCAATTCTCCCAGTGAAGGATTCAGAAGAATGGGTAAAAACAACAAAATATTCTGATTTTATTAAATTACTTCAACATACAGATAATGTTTTAATGATGGCATCTCGACAACATTTTAAAACAACTACTGTTGGTCAATTTCTTTTATGGGCTATGTTATTCTTTCCAAGAGTTAGGATAGAGTTTCTGACTCTAAAACAAAAATCAGCTTTAGATTTTGTTGAGAGAATGTATTCAATGCTAAGTCTTCTTCCAAAATGGTTAGCTGTTCCAAAAAGTAATAAAGGGGAAAAACAAACTTATTTGGAACTAGCTAATGGTAGTCGATTAAATTCAAACTATGTTTCGGGAGCTATTAATCCAGATACAGTTGGTCGTGGTATGACGGCTCCTATCGTTTATATTGATGAGGCTGCGTTCATCCCTCATATGGATATCGTTTGGGGATCATTACAACCAGTATTATCAAAAGCTCGTATACTTGCTAAGAAAAATAATTTCCCAACATTATTAATTATGACAACAACTCCAAATGGTTCAAATGGTAACTTTTTTTATGATGTTTGGCAAAATTCTTGGGATTATTCTGAAATCTGGGATAAAGAAAAAAATAAACCAAAAACAGAATTTGAAAAAATACTCAATAGTTCAAAAACTAGAAATAACTTCGCAAAATTAGAATTGCATTGGTCCGAAACCGATAAAGATGAAGAATGGTATAATACTCAAGTAAAAGAATTAAACTTTGACATGAGAAGAGTTAATCAGGAGCTTAACTTAGTTTTTTTAGGTTCTCAAAATGCTGTTTTTCCAGATGAAGTTTTGGAACATTTTAAACCTGTAAAACCACATATGCAAATAGATTTAGCTTATGGTGAAACATTCGATCTTTTTGAAGAATTAGATCCAAGCAAAGAATATCTTCTAGGTGTTGATAATGCTGCAAGTACAGCGGCAAAAGCCGATTACAGTACTATGGTTTTAACAGAAGCTATATCTGGAAAACAAGTTGGAGAATACAGAGGAAAATTTAATGTAATAAAAAGATATGCTAATGTTGTAAAGTCATGTATTTTACAACTTCAATTATTATTTTCATTAACACCAAAAACATTAACAGTAATTATAGAACGAAATAGTTTTGGTATTGGAATAATTGAAGAAATTATATTTTCGGAAGCCCCTGAAAAAGTAAAGCATGAGTTTGAATCTTTTTTATATCAACATCGATTGAAAGCAAGTGGAGAATTAGTTCCAGGAATTATTACAAATAAGAGTAATAGAGAAGATATGTTTAATATACTTTTATCGCTTGTAAATACTTATCCGGATGCTATTCAAGGAAAACATCTTCAAAATGAATTACGAACTTTAGAACAGAAGGGAAATGGAAGATTTGAAGCAAGTTCAGGTCAACATGATGATGTTATAATGGCTTATAACTTCACAATTTATGTTCGAAAACAACTTATTACAGAAGGGGAAATAACAACAGAAGATACTCCTGATGGTCTGAAAATAACACAAAAAGATATTATTGATTACACAAATGTTACCTTTAGTTCAATGGATTATAAATTCAAAAATGAAAAAAAATTAATATCTGATAAATCTAATGATATAAAAGTTCTTGGAAATCATTATGTAGATAAAGAAGAAGAAAAAAAAATAAAGATGGAAATTCTAAAAGAATATCAAATTCCAGGACATACTACTTATATAACAGATGAAGAAGATGAAGAAAATATGGATGATTATATGATTTTTTAAAAAAGAATACAAATAAAAAAGATTGTATAGATATATCCAAATATATCTCTACAAAAAAAGTTGAAGAAATTAATCTTCAAATTTTTTTATTTTGAGAGTGTTTATAAATTTCATAACTGCCTCTAATTCAGTATGTCCTTTCCCAATCATTTCGTCTATTATTTTATTATCATAGGTACTGTGGATTTTTAAAAATCCACAGTACCAAGTACTTCCATCAAAACTCGTATAAAAATTTTGATGACTTGTTAATAGAAAACCTAAAGACAACTTGGGCAACCCTCTTGTACAAATTTTTTGTTTTAACATGACCAATAATTCATCTTTTGTAACTTCCTTATTTTTTGAATTATATTCTTCTAAACTTGAATACTTTTCAAAACAAGGTAATAATTTTTTTAGTTTTTTTGAAAATTCTACTTTCATTTATAAACCTGCTTTTTTTAAATTTTTTACTTATTTTTCTTGTTGTTTATTCATTTTGTTTTTTGTCTCAATGAGTAACGATTATACAAAACTCACCACACTCTGGTTTTATTCCCAAAGCTTTTAACTCATCAGCAAATTTAAAATCTTCTTCATAAAACATCTCTAATCCAGTTGTATACATTTCTCTTTGCATTTCTGCATCTAGGCAACTGTCAATTTCATCTTGAAATTCTTCACTTAATTCTCTTACATCTATTTTATTTTCCATTTTATTTTCCTTTTTCTTGTTTTAGTAAATTAATACATTGTTCTTGTGAATCGTTAATCCAGGCTATAGCAATTTTTTGAAATTTCTACTTTTATTTACAGACCTATTAACTTTTTCAAATTTTTTTTATCTTCTAAAGTAAGTCCAATATTATTATTTAATATTTTTTTTACCTCTACTTCATAAAATTTTTTTGGTCTTGTGTCTTCTTCTGACGCAAATACATTTAATTCGCGTTCATTAAATGCAATACCTGCTGCTGTAAAAAACCCATTATTTAATAAACATACTGGTCTTGTTTGCGTTTGATTAAAATTAAATATTTTTAAATCTTCTTTATTTAATTCAGATAATGCATTTTTAGTTAACCATTCTTCTTTTTCCATATCTACTGGATTAATATAATATCCCATAATAACTTCCTTTTTAATTTTAATTTAAAGATTACTCAAAATGGATAATCTTTTTTTGTTTTTCTGATGTATACTTTTTTAATTTTTGCTGGAAATTTTTTAAACTCCATTCCAAAGTATAACCAGTGCGTCCTTCATACGTTATAACAAAACCTATTTCTTCAAGTAGTTTTATATAAGTACTACATGGTATTTCAAAACAGTAATTCTGTGATGCGTATATATATTCACATTTAGAAACAGACATTCTGTTTAAATATACTTTTAAAACACTGTATAAGTTTTTTTGATTTTTTTTTATATCTATTATTTTATTCAAAATCTGGTATAATATTATGTCCATTTTTTCAAGAATTTCAGGACTAAAATCATTCATAACAATTCCTTATTAAAAGTACAATGCAAAAGCATCACAACACTTTTGTATTTGGTGTTTGTCCGTATTTTAAAAGATTTAAAATCTGAGTTATACTAAAACCAGCTTTATTTAATTCTTTTATCATCCTTTTTACTCTTCTTCTATTTTTCCACTTTTTCAACCAAATCACTTAGAACCTCCTGTTATGTGTTCAAGAACCTCTTCTGGAGTTTTATCGTCATGTATTATGACTGGAAAAACATCATGATTCGTTTCATAGCCTCGTTTTCTATTATGTTCAATTATTAAGTCTTTAAACTTGTTTGCTTCTTCTTCTTTTTCAAAAGCAGCACTATAAGTGAAATATCCGTCGTTATCTTCGTACTCATCAAGTACTAAATAAATTTCTCTCAATTTCTTTCCTTTTATTATTTTTTATTAATTTATTATACATTTAAGTACAATAATTTACATTGTTTGTAAACTACATATCATGGGTTTTCAAATATTTTTTCCTTTTTCCATAATACATCATCTTATATAATAGCTTGCCTCTATTCCCAACTTGTCTATACCATAAACTATCTTTCATTGCGTTTGCGGCTCCATGATAGTATTTATGATTTAACGACCATATCATTTTTTTAAATGATTTCAGTCCATTTAACCCTAAATTATAAGCCATGTCTAGTAATACTTGTTTACGAGCATTATTGGACTGTGTGAACCAATAGTATTTATTTAATTCAGCATATAGTTTAAGTAACCTCATTCTAAGTAGTACTTCAGCTTCATTTTTAGTTAAAATTAGTGTAGTACCATACCCTATTGATAAACCGCATGTGTCTTTATAAGGTTTAGCTCTAAACCCTTCATGTAATTTTACTTGATTGACAGTGCTTTCTATTAAATTATTTGCATTTAAATTAATTGTTAACGCAAAAAATAAAATAATATAAATAATTTTTTTCATTATTGCATCTCAATATATTTTAATGAGAGACAGCAATAAAAGAAAATATGTATTAATATTAACTACACCTAAAACGTATTCTTTATTTTCGATATTTTTTCCTATCAAAATCGATAGAAAATACATTAACCCAATAACGATTATCAATATAATTGATAATAATAAAAAATGTAACATGTTTATCCTTTTTTAAGTATTAAAAACCAAAGAGAAGTCTTACGACTTTCTTTGATTTTTTTTAACATAACCAGCTTTTTCAAGCTGGTTATCTAATCGTTTTATCTCTTCATAAAGAGATTTTTTAGCAGCAAAGAGCTCGTTAATAAGCTCTCTTTTAATTGCTCTTTTAGCACTGATATTGCTTAGTGATGCAACTGCATCGTTAAGTTCTGCGACTTCGGCAATTGCTCTTTTGTAGTTTTTTATATTTGTGTTAAGTTCCATAATTTACTCCTTCTCGAGTTTTTTTAGGCGTAGCTTTAATTCTAGCAGTTGCTCTGCTTTTTTTTAATCTTTTTTGAGACACATTCAGATTCTAAAAGAATCTTTAATAATAGCATATTTTTTATCTGAGAGTAACATCATCTAGATTACTCGCTTTGTGCTCTTAGTAAAGATTCTTAAGATGAAGTCTCCGCGGAGACTTCATCTGGACGCTTCGTTTTACGTCCAGCTCGACGGAATATTATGATTTAACTCTTTTGGTTTTTGTAAATGTATACCAAGTGTGATATGCGATTACACCAACACATAAAGGCATTATTAATATAGATGCAAAGTATATAACTATTGTTTTTTTATTCCATACTAATAATGATGAAGATGAATACGACATAACAACTGTGAGTATGCTCACTTGAAGTATAACTAATGCTCCAATTACTCCCAAACTTCCTATGGAAAAATTACTCCACATGCCGTATTGGACAACTCCGTATGTTGCTATCCAAACACCCAATATGCTTGCTAATAATAACATTGAACCGATTTTTGTGTTTATTGTTTTACTTATTCTTGTTTCCATAATTTACTCCTTCTCGAGTTTTTTTAGGCGTAGCTTTAATTCTAGCAGTTGCTCTGCTTTTTTAACATAAACTAAAATATTCATTAATAGTATTTCATTAATACTATTAATGAATATTTTATATATTAATTATGAGTTATTCCAATGCTAAGGCATTGGAATAACTCTTCCGTATTCATCCACATCACAATGTTGTGGTTTTAGCTCCTTATTTAAGGCAGGAGCCATCCCGTTATAGAGGCTTAGATACATAACATGATCGATACAGACTTTCACTGCATTTCCCATGTTAACAGAATGGATCATTTTTCGAGGTCCGAAACCTCCTTTTGTTAATGCATCTTTAGACGCACACCCACTTGCTGTTATAGCAATAATAACTAGTGTAAATATAATTAACTTTTTCATTGTTAATCCTTTTTAATTTAATTTTTGCTTTAATTCTAGCAGTTGCTCTGCTTTTATTAACTATCCACTAAACCTTTCAAGAAGTATTCGATATTTCATCTGAGAGTAACATCGTCTAGATTACTATATTCTTTGAATACTTCTTGAAAGGTTTTAAATTTTAGAAACCAATACCCTTCCCGTCGGAAGGGTAAATCGAGGTAGGAACTCTTATCTTTTATGTCTATTGTTCATCAAGACAACATGATTCTAAATAAGAATCTTAATTAAGAGCAACTATTATAAATTGCTTTTAATTAATATTCTTTAGTATGAAATTTTAATCAAATCAACAAATAGTTTCAAATCCATATCCAAAATGAATTATTCATTGTAACTGTCTTTTGAATCATATATATCAGCTTAAATGTACGCGGTTCAAGGATACTCTAAAAGTATCTCGCACAAACTAACATAAAATCATCTGAAACATTTACATATGAAAATACACTTATTCAAGTGAATTTGTCACTAATTGAAGAAATGATCTCGTTGATTTAGTGTAGTATATCATTACTTATTTTACAACGAATTATAATGATATATTGATTTCTCACATTTAAATATACTCTCAATAATATTATTGCCTGTGTTAACCCTTCAGAAACTTCCGAAGAAGCTCATCACTGGAATTAACAGGTCAATATACTATATATCGAATATATTCTCGTTACTTTCAAAGGTAGTAAACTACCTTTTACTCCATAACTGAGGATCTACGATCCCCAAATAAATAAAGTTTAAATTATATTAATCTCTTCCATTATTAGGAATACAATTAAATAATTATAATAACTATTTATTAATTCAATTGTAAATAACAATTGAATAAACAATACTTATTCTTTATTCGCTTATAATATATCTATACAAACTGATAGTTATTTTAAAGTAAATTTTGGAGCAATTTTTCATATTGTATAGATATATGGTTCCTCTTCCCTAGAGATTTTTCATTGTTTCCATTCCGATCAATGAACAATGAATAGTTATTTTAAAGTAAAAATTTTAAACAGCCCTATTTTAGGGCGTTTGAGAGGATATGAAAACTGAAAGAAATCTGAAGTATAGATAAATATATCTATTATGTTATAAAATAAACAACGCATTCTTGTTTATTTTATAACAATATAGATATCTATACTGTTTGTTTTACAAACAATGAAAAAGTTTGTTTATTTTATAACAATATAGATATCTATACTGTTTCCATTCTGATCAATGAACAATGGAAGTTTTAGGAGGGTTCTAACAAGTTTAAAGGTAAACTGAAAGCATGACCTCAAACGCCCTATTTTAGGGCGTTTGATATTCCAGAAAACTTATAAAACTCTTCAAGTGCTCTAATGTTTAAAAAAAATAGTTGTTTGTTTATTAAACAAACAAGAACCCAATGTTTAAATGTTAACAATATAGATATATTAAACAACTTTAAAAAGGAATGTTTTATGAGTCAAGTATTAAATACACAAAACGTACCAATTATATCAAATTTTACAGAAAACCAAAATATTAATACGGAATATCAAAATTTTATTCCATATTCAACTTGGCTTGAAATATTATCAAGAGCTGATATTTCACGAGGAATAAAGGACTTTCATTCAAAAGAAGTTCATGACCTTGTAAATTCTTATGATGAAAATTTAAAATATCTAGATATGGATAAAATATCTGAATTTGAAACATTTACACCATCATGGGTACTGGTTCCTAAATTTTTCTGGTATCAAAATTTTGAAAAATTAAAACCGTTAAATGCTTATCTTAATCTTGAACCAAAAATGGCTCAATTTAAAAAAGAACCTGCGGATTATGACGAAACAACGATAAATAGTAATTATGCTCTTTATGAATCAAAAATAGTTCCAAGAGATGAACAAATACAAGCATTTGAAAAACTAAAAGAACTTAGATATTCAAAAGATAAATTATTTAGAGGTATTATTCAGGCAACACCAGGTTTTGGTAAAACTGTTCTCGCAATACATGCCATATATGATTTATTATTTCAAAAACCTATTATAATAGTTCCAAAAGATATTTTGGTTAATCAATGGAAAGATGCTTTTTTGCAATTTACTGATTTAAAAGAAGAAGACATATATTGTTTAGAGGGATCAAATATAGAAGACCTCACAAAAGGAATCAATAATTCTAAAGTTATTATAGCTAAGGTTCAATCTATTTTATCTCAGTTAAAAAGAATTCCTTATAATGAATTATATCAGTTATATGAAAGTATTGATTTATTTATCTTTGATGAGTGTCATGGATCAGGTGCGAAAGGTTATGGAAAAGTTTCTTCTATTTTTAAAACTAATAATATTATCGGATTAACAGCTACTCCTTATAGAAGAGGAATTAATGAATTTTTGCTTACTAATAGCACTGGAGAAGTAATTTATAAATCAGACCATAAAAATTATCATCCGGATGTTGAAATTTTTAGTTTATATTCTGAAGATAATGATATGGTATTCACATCTAAAGAAAAGCAAACCTTAGGTTGGGCTGCAAAAAATGACTATATTAAATTTCTTACATTTTATAATATGTTTTTGTATAATAAAAACTTTTATTTTGATTATTTAGCAAGATGGGTAAAATATCAACAATCTCAAGGTCATGTATCAGTAGTGTTATTTAGCACTATAAAAATGATTGATAAATTTATAGAATATTATAATAAATTATTCGAAAATGAATATATTCAGGAAGAAGCAAAACCTCTTAAGTTAATTGGAAATTCAAAAATAGATTCTCAAAGTCTTGCAAAACAAGAAAATAAAAAATTAAGAGAACAACTAAAACAGTATAAAGAAGAATTAAATTTAAAAGTAAAGAACAAAGAAATCAAACGAAAAGATGCAAACGAATTATATAAAATAAAAAGAGAAGAATTTAAAATAATTCAAGAACAGAATTTGCAAAATGCTATTGAAATATATAATAGAAAAATCAAAGGAAGTAATTTGCTTGTTTCGAATTATGGTTTGTTGAGTGCTGGTTTTGATAAATCAAACTTAAGTCATATAGTATTTGGTAGTCCTATTATTGGAAAAGTAACTCTTCTCCAAAGTATTGGTCGTATTGTTAGAACACATGAAGGGAAAAAATTTCCACTAGTTCAATTTTTCTTTACAAGTACTTTTTTACATTATCAACCAAACGCTAGTATGATTTTAAGAAAAAATATACTTTCAGAATTTGAAAACTCTAAAATAATTTATAAAGGATTTTAATGAATTTAAATAATGAATATAATAATGAATATAATAATGAACAATTAGCTGCGATTGTTAAAAAATTTGATGTTCTTCCAACAGATTATGTTGTACAATCAGATAAAAGATTGCCGAATATTTTAACAAATAAATTTAAATTATTAAAACAAAAAATATTAAAACTAAAGGATTTTTTATATGATAATAGAAACAATTGATGCTTCAAAAATACAAGCAGATTATTATTTTTGGAAACTGCGTAAATCAATTATTGGAAAAACAATAGGAATTGATTATATTTGTAACACGATAGAAAAGTTTTATTTTAATGTATCTTTGATAAATAAAAAAAGAACTATTAAAGAAAAATTGCATGGATTTACAAAAAAGTTATATATTTATTTAACAATGGATATAATTGATAAAGACAAGGAAGTATTATATGAATATATTGCATCCGAAAATGGTGTTGGTGAGTTCCCTCAGTTTTTAACTAAACAAGAATCAAACGAGTTTCTAAACTCATTATATAATGATTATATTTATTTTATTAATCACTCTTTGGTTTTTAATCAGGAATATGTTCAATTACAACGATTACAATATTTTTTAAATATACAAATAGATATATTAAATGCTCAAATGAATCCATTTATACCAAATAAATTTATAAAGGATTTATCGCATATTAAAAATCTAAAATTTATATTAAAAACAATTATAAACTTTAGCAATAAAGATGATTATCTTACAAAAAGAGAATTTAAAAAATTAATCAAAGAATATCAAAGTGTGTTTTTTACAAGTGAAGAAGAAATTCTAAAAAATATTGGAAAAATACCAAAAAGATTAAAATTTAAAAAAAGGATATAAAATGGAAAATAAACCTCAAGGACAGGAAGTTCATTTAAATAAACAAACAAGTCCTGGTCAGCCGGCAAAAACAATTAATTATGAAAAATATAATGATTATAATATATGTCTTGATATTAATTCAATTACTCCTATTGGAATTGATCTTGGATATAGTTCAAGTAAAATAGGATTTCTGGGGCAATTTATGACTGAACCAACTGCCATTAATTTTAATATTGATACTGGATTAAGTTATGGTACAAATACGTCATTCTTATTCGAAAATGAGGATCTTCTTGTTGGTGCAAATGCTGGAGAATCATTTAGTACATTAGATTATAAATTTAAATATAAATATGATCCAATTATTCTTTTTAGTATTTTATTTAAATTAAAAGCTATTAATTTTAATAAAGAAGAACAAGATCATATTGAACTTCGGATTGGTTTGTCTCTTGCGGATTGGAAAAATAAAGACGAATATATTGCAAGAATTTCAGAATTTGTTATCGATGGAAGAACTTTTAAATTTAATAATATAAAAATTATTCCTCAAGGTGCTGGAGCGTATATTGATTATATTCAATCTAAAAAAATTCAACATCCAGATAGTGCAATGATTTTAGATATTGGATATAACACAATTAATGTTTTATATTTTAATGAAGGTATTCCACAAAAAAATAATTCTCGAAGTTTTCCGGGTCATGGAGTATCCTCAATTATTAAATCATTTTCTGATTTTCTTGAAAATGAATACGGTATGTCTTTTTCTGATAACGAAGCTCTTCAAATTTTTCTAAAAAATAAATTTATTTATAATGGAGTCGATCAAGAAAAGGTAAAATCTATTATTTTTGAATTAAAAAATAACTTTCTTAAAAAACTAAAAAACAGTATTCTTGTCAGAGAAAGAAAATTGCTTAGTACTTCAGAAAAAGTAATTTTTGCAGGAGGCGGTGCAAATCTTCTATATGGTACTCAATTCCCACCAAATGTTGATTTTGTAGATGAAGAAAGGTTATATTCAAATGTCAGAGGATTTATGCTAGCTTAGCATAAATTCTATTAAATAAAAAGGAAATAAATATGCAGCAAAATATGCAATCAAATTACAACCAAAATATGCAGTCGAATACACAACCGATGCAAATGCAACAAAATCAAAATTATAGTATTCCTATTGAAAATTCACCACATCCTCCACTTTCGCCAAATTTTCAAAAAGGTCAGACAACATTTTGTACAGATCTTGATAACGAAACGGATGATATTCTCAATAGTATTTCAGAACCATTAAGAAATGCTTTTATTTTACTAGCTATTAAAAATTTGAAATTGGACCCAATTTACTCATTCTTTGCTAAAGAAGTAGAAAGTGATGAAATTATTCAAACAAACAATTCTAATCTAACTTCAAATACAACTTCTATTGGACCAAATAATAGAAATGTAAATGAACAACGTAATCCTGTTTCACAACCACAAACAACAGAAGCACCTGTAAATACAGATGTTTTTAGTTCATGGTAAAATTTAAAAAAATAAAAGGAAATATCATGCAAGTAGATAAAAATAAAATAATTACAAAATTATTTGAGAAACTTCTAATGTTTAAATTAGGCTCAGTTCCAATTGTTACAATGGCAAATAAAAATATCATTCTTATAAATAATGAAATTACATTAGATGATTTAAACTTATTTATGAAAAACAATGGAAGTGTAGTTCAGTATGATTCATTTGTGGATTTTATTATTGAATTTTATGCGATTAAAGCGTCAGAAATTTTAAAAGAAGTTGGTGAGAGCCCAGAAGCATCAATACCTACTATTAGCTTTACACAAAATGGAAATAATATTATTGTTAATTTTTAAAAATTAACAATATAGATATATTAAGATAAATAAAAAACAAGGAAAAAAAATGGAAATTATTCAATTAGTAAATGGTGAAAATATTATAGGAAATGTTGTTGATAGTGATAATGATGAGGTTATCACAATACACCATCCAATGAGTCTTATGCTTGACCCAATGAGTGGAGGACTTGGTATGATACCTTATCTTTCACTTTTCACAGGCGCATTACTAGAATATAAAGAATTCGCTAAAAAACATGTAATAACAGTACTAGAGTCTGATGAAATTTCAAAAGAAATTGTTGAAAGATATAATGAATATAAAAATCAAGTACTTAATGATGTTAAAAAACCTGGTGAACATCCAAATCAAGGTACATTACCTGAAATAGATGTATAATATAACGCATAAATTATAAAAAAATAAAAAAGGATTAAAATGGAAAACTTAGAATTAGATATTAATAATCTAAATGTTCAAAATACACAAGAAACAACTCAAAGTCTTGATGAGTTTAAAGCTAGTCAAACTCAACAACAACCCCAACAACAATCGGTTCCTACCAATACAGAACAATCAAATATTGGTATGATTCAAAGTAGTCTTTATGGAGGTTTTATTAAAATTCTTAGTTTTCTTTCTGCTGGAACAACATCTCAAGATGTTATTCATATCAGAGAAGGAAAATTAAATTTAGTAAAAAATGCTGGGTATATTTATGCAGATTTAAGTATTTTTTTTGAAAATCATGATCTTGATATAGTTGATCCATCAAAAAATATTAAATTACTTTCATTAATTAAAGGCGGTGATAATGTTTTATTTGTAAAAGATAATGCTAATTCAAGATATTTAATTACTTCTTTGGTTGATAATAATCCAAGTACTAGTATTACTCTGCCACAAGCTGAAACACAAGGAACTATGACAATTGGGGCTCCTGGACTAGGCGAATTGCGTAATAGAAATGAAGTCTCTCTTGATTTTGTAGATACTATTCAAAATGCTAGTAAAGCCGTTGAGTCAGATTATTTAAAATTTGAAATTGATAGCAATTTTAATATTATTAGTATTAGTACATCTGATGATATTTTTAAACAAGAGTTTATGAAAACTGAAGAAGAGACTAAAATTTATAAAATATTTAATCCTTTTGCATTTTCTAAACCTGATGAATTTTATCTAGAATTTTATCAAAATGGTGATGATATCTGGATAAAAACTGTTTCTACTATTGGGATGGTTAATTTAGAATATTCTGAAAAAATTGAAGAAGTCGGTGAATTTGATACATTCGCATTATAGAAATAAACACATGAGAATTTTCTCATGTGTTTTTCCTGTCCTTAATTTTTATATCTCTTTTTGAAAAGTCAAACAAAGTATTAAACGCAAATAAAAACAGGAGTATTCATGGGCGCAAATAATAGTGAATACACAAAAACACTAGCACAACGTTTAGAAGATGATCATGATAATAGTAAAGTTGGTAGTCTCTATGAAAAAAAACTAAAAAAACTATTAGTACCTGGATTAATGGCTCCAATGGCTGGAACATTTGCTCAATCTGCCCTTTCTAGCACAGGTTTTGATAAATTAGGCGATTATGCCATGATGGGTGGAAGTGCTCTTGGAGCTTTAGCATCACCATTATTATTTAGAGCACAAGAAAAACAAGCTGCTAAAAACACACAAGATGAGAATGCTAGAAATAGAAATCTTCGTTTTGGTGGACATGTTTCTGGAATGCAAGCAACTGATAGTGTATTAAATGCAGGTAAATCTATTGGTAATGCAGCTTCCGGAGCTTTTGGTCTTGGTTATGCAGCCCAAGCACTTACTGGACAAGCTGCTTTTAATCCTGCAACTTTAATGACTCTTGGAAAAATGAGAGGTTCTTTTAGTAATGTTGGTGGAGCTGCTTATATGGCAGCAAATCAAATGGCTGGAGCAAATTATCTAGCTCCATTAACAGGTGGTCATAGTAATCAAAACGCTTTAATGCAGAGTGCTGTTGGACATTTAGGAGATATGACAGGAAGTAGTGCTATAAAAGGTGCAGCTGATTGGTTAGGTGGTGGAAGTGCACAAATGCTTGGAATGCTTCCATATATGCTTGCAACTTCTCTTGGATCAAAACTTACAAAATCAATAAAAAATAAAGCTAATGGTCAAGATAATAAAAAATATAATTATAGAGTATCTGATATAGGTAGACCTGCCAGTTCAAATCAGGCTATTGAAAAATATGATACAATGCAAAGTGCTTCCTCTCAAATCAATTTATTGTCTGTTACTGGACAATTATCTCCATATGAAACACTAGCTCTTGGCTATTTTCAAAATATGGCAAAAAGATTAGCTATATTACCAGCACTCTATGATATGCTTTCAGTATCAAATGATACTAATAAATCAAAAGTTACTCATAATGAAATATTAGATCTATTAAATGAAAATAAAACTTCTGAATTTACAACAACCAATAACTACACAAACCATAGAAAAAAAGGTAGTGTTGAAAGTTCTTTTGAGTCTTTGGAAGATTTTATAGATAATATAAAAGATAGTGTTTATTCAGGTGCTGATAAAATTAGTGCTATGGGAACTATTTTCAATCCTATTAAAATGCTTACTGGAGGGCTGTTTGGGAACTCTTCATTAAAACTAATCAAAGCTCGTTACGGACTTGATGAAGATTCAAAAATTGAAGAGGCTCAAACAACATCAGCAACTCAATTAAATATACCAACAGCTATGGCTCAACTAGCAGAGATGGATGTTGGACAAATTCTATCAAAAGGTGAAACAGTTGAAGAGAAACAATTAGCAGTTCAAACATTTTCTGCTAGTTTAATTCAACAAATTCTCCAATTAAAATTAGATGATCGTGGAAATAATATTGATGGTAAAGGGTTCTTCAACAGAACACAAGATATTTACGATACTGAAAATAATAATACAAAATTTAAAAAAATTGAAGATAAAATACTTGATGTTGTTGGAAACATTCCTATTTTTGGAACACTTGCTGCCTATATAACAGCTGATACTGCTCAAAAAAAATTAGAAGAAGAAAGAAAGCAATTAAAAGAAGAAAATAAAAATAAATTGCTAAATAATATAGATGAAGAAGCTTTTTCTGATGTTAATTTTGGAGAGGCTAGTAATTCAACTTCTTTCATAGATATTCAATTCCCTCAATTATTTTTAAATAGTATTTCTTTAGATGAACATAGAAATAAACTTCTTGAAGAATTGGTTGATCTTAATGGTGGAAATGCTAAAAATATAAAACAAAAACAACCAAAAGTTTTTGATTCTGTTACAGGGAATATTTCAAGTTTAAAAACAGCTACTAAAAATCAAAAAACTTTATTCAAAGAAAATTTACAATCTCTTCGTGAAAAATATGACACAGCTATTGAAAGCGATCCAAGAAATAAAAAAGAATATCAGAAAAAGTTTGCAGAATCTGCTCATATATTAAAAAAAGAACATTTAAAATTTGCAAAAAATACTTCTGGTTTATCATTACAAGCAAATTCCGATAAAGAAAAAGAAGAACAGTATAAACAACATATGCTTAAAGCTTTTGATGGTATTATTGAATTGGTAAATGAAGAAAAAAAATCAAAAGGTAGTTTTTTAAACAAAGGCACAGAAGTTGTTTCTAAAAATATTCAAAAAGGGAAAACATTAGCTGTCGGTGGGCTAATGGGAGCATTTTCAAAAGTTGGTACATTTGCTGAGAAAATGCTTGGTAAAGCAGGTCCTATAATAGTACCGAAAATTGGGCAAATTTTCGGATCTGTTTTTGCATTAACAAGAAAATATCCAAAAGTTTCAAAACTAGCCGCTATTGCTGGTATGGGATATTTAGCATATGAAAAACTTCCATTTATTAAAAAATCAGTTGATAAAATTTTAGGTGTTGTTTCTCCTTATTTTTCAGGAGAAGAAAAAGAGGGTAACGAAGAGAAACAATCTCTTCGTCAAAAAATTGGTACTTATATGTCTGCTATTGGAACAGGTTTACTCGCTCTTTCGCCTGCTCCACAATTGAAATTAATTGGTGGTATTATGGCTCTTGCTGGTATGGGAATGTCTGCAAATTGGACAAAAATATTTCATGATTTTATAAAAAAATTCCCTATATTTGGAACTGCTTTAAAAGCTGTTGGAGTTGATATTGGAGACGTTGCACCTGTAAAAGTATCAGGTAAAGAACAGCGTTCTACACAACATTCATACAATCAAACAAAAACTGAAAAATATCAAACACATATGGATAAATTAGGTATAGATAAAAAATTATTCTCTATTGCTAAAATTTCCAGTTATGATGACGGTTTAACAAAAAAAATAAAAGATAGTAAAACATTATCAATAGAAGCAAAACAGTTTTTAATAAATAGACGTCACGAAGAAGAAGAACGTCAAAAAGAATTTTTGAAAAAAGCAGATTTAAATCACGATGGTAAAATAGATGCAAAAGATCGAGAAAAGGATCAGAAAAAATTTGACAAATTAATAGACGAATTCAAAAAACAAAATACAGAACAACGTAAAGAAACACAACAAGCATATATAGAATTTCTAAAATCTCATAAAGAAAGTTTAAAAAATGTTGGTGAAATTACAGGTATACTCGGAGAACAGACAAAAGCAGTTATGAAAATTGCTGCCCAAGTAGAAGCTACAAAGTTTAAAATATCATCTCTCGATTAGATAAATTTATAAAGGACACAAATGTCAAACACAATATTAATTGGAAAAATTCCAGGATATGGACAAACATTAGATAAAAATAATACATTTGGAAAAATATTATTAAGAGATATAACATATATTGATTTAATTCCAGCATCATACACTATTAATAAAGGTTTAATTGGTCTTGGTAGTGGACAAACAGATTGGAATAATTTTTATGTTTATAATGCTGGTAATAGTGGAAGTTCTGCTGTTAAAATATTTAAAAATACTTTAAAAACGATGGGAGCATATTTAGAAAAAACATCTAAAGATGTTCTTAAAAAATATAAAGATGCTTTTGGAATAGATATTCCAAATGAAGTAATGACAAATATTATAAAACAGTGGACAAATTCTTCTAGTATTCGAATACTAGCTGCAAATGATAGTACATTTACGGAAACAATTTCAAATAATTTTTCAGATAATAATAATGGTATGAATCTTCCTGGATTGGGCGCATCGTTGGCAAACACTGCAATGGAAAAGTTAGGAATTAATCAATCAAATAATTCAATGATTAATAAAGTTCAAATGATGAGTTATGACACTGCTCTTGATGCTTTGACAACTAGTTCTGGTGGAGGACTAGCCTCATTATTGACAGGAAGAGTTCTAGGAGTTCAATTTGCAACTCCTAATGTTTGGGAGAGTAGTAGTTATAATAGTACTTTGAATTTATTTATAAAATTGGCAAGTCCTGATGGAAGTCCAGCAAGTGTTTTAAAATATATTACCATTCCTATATTGACATTAATGGCTGCTGGTAGTCCAATAACAATTAATGGAGTAACATATGCTATGCCTCTTATATGGGATGTTAGAGCATATGGTATAACTCATTATAAGATAGGTACATTAGCAGCAATGACTATATCAAGAGGAAGTTATGAGACAGTGTTTAATAGTCTTAAACAGCCTCTTTTAGTAGATGTTAGAGTTACAATTGTTCCATTAATGCAAGACTTCGCAGTCCATTATTCAGGAAAAAGCACAAGTACCATTGTTAGCTCAACAGCTAAGATGGTAAAACCAGCTATTAATTTAGCTAAAAATAGTTCAGATCAAGTAATTGCTGGAGCTAAAGCTGTTTCTGGAATTAGTGACACAGTAAAAGAAGCTTTCGATGCAATGCAAAAATTGTTTCAAAGTATTTCAGCATCTGTAAAATCAACAGGTATAAAATTCGCTGGAGCTAATAAATCCCTTTATGGTACAAATGGTCTAGGGGTTCAAAATCCAGGTGATGAAATTGATGGTTTGAGTGGTATCACTTATGAGGGAACAACAGCTGCAAAAAGAGATGATACAATGGAAGTAAAAAATTATGACAGTGGATATGTTAAAGGATTTGCAAATTCATACACCTTTACGTTATAAAACAAATAAAAATTAAATAAAAAATAAAGGATTTTAATGGAAAATATAACACAATACATCTTATATATAATTATAGGTTTTGAGAGTTTATTAATTTATTTTATGGTTGAAAATATTCAAAAATTAAAACAATTAAATATAGATAAAAAAAATAAACAAGTTAATTTAAAGAATCGAAGTATCCAAGATAGTTTGAAAGCAAAAGAATTATTTGATAGTTTATTAAAAAATAAATTTGACTTTTATTTATATAAAGAAATACTTCCTAAGTATGTTGGTTCTGAAGAATATAAAAAAGAGAAAATAAAAAAGGATGATTTTCAAGAATTAAAAGAAAAATTTTTTTTAGATATAAAACAAACAATATCAAAAGAATTGTTTAATCATTTAATGTATTTAATGAGTCCTGTGGGGCTTGAATTATATGTACATCAACAATTTTCGATATATTTTAATAAAATAGATATGAAATTTTTCAATAATGATGAAAAACCTTCTGAGAAAGATTTATTTTTTATGACTGGTAAAGATCAAGATACACTTAAACACTAAATTTTAAAGGAAATTATATGAATGAAAATGAAAATGAATTTGATAATTGGGGGGTTCCTCAAAATGCAATACAACAAGAGCAACCTAAACAAGACGCTGCTATAGATGTGCTAGACGATTTACAATCACTAGATGATATTAATTCAAAATTTGATAGCATTTATAAAGATGTTGTTAATGCAAATACAGAAATGCAGATATTTAGTAGCAATGTTCAACGAGTTGAAATAAATAATCTAACACATGTTCTTGGAACACAAAAAGATATATCTGATAGAGAAGACCATACGGAAGATCTTGATACTCTTTTGAATACGAAATCAAATGATATTTTAAAAATATTTAATAATAGTAGTATTCAAAATAACAGAAAACAAGTATATAATCTTTATAATGAAATTTCTGAAATTAATCCAATTGCGTATAGAATGTTGAGAGTTTATATAGATAATATTCTTGTAAAAGATATTCAAAATAAACAGTTTATTAATATTATAGAAAATGATTCCAATATTCTTCTTTCAAATGTTGAAGAACGTACAAAAAAGAATATTAATAGTTTTATGAAAACAGTTTTAATTTACTTTGATATTCAAAAAAAATTAAAAAATAACATTATTCACAATATGTTGAAATATGGTGATTT